GTACGCCTCAAAAGATGCTTATGTATCTGGTTCAGGTTACATTGCATGTTTACCATTTTATGTAACAAATGCATCTGCATCTTTAGACAATACAGCAGATAATGTAGTAAACAAGTATTTACTATATGTTACTGAACAAGTAACAGGTTCTTTAGAGACAATGGCTCCTGGAGCAACTTTTGATATCACTGAAATCCCAATGATCTAAAAAATATGACAACACAAACCACACCACAAGGAGGAGTAGCTATCGAACCGGTAGTTTATCCATTAAACCAAGGTACAGCTACATTCATGACTGTTCTAGTATTGAATTTTTCAACTGAAGCAACAACTTGCCAAACTTATTGGCAGTTACTAACAGATGAAGGAAAACAACTTGCACAAGGAAATTATACGTTAACTGAAGAGCAATTTGCTGCTTGGGGACAAGATAATAACTACGTGAACCAGTGTGTAGCTGACGCAATTGAAGTAACACTTCTATAACATTTAAATGGCACTTACATTAAACAAAACTGGAATTACAACAGGTAATACTGTTGAAGCATACCATGTAACTCAATCTATAGATGCTTTTACAGGCACTGTAGCATATGATATTTCTTTATCTGGTTCGTTTAGTGTAACTGGGTCTGTTGCTAATGGTACTGCAGACAATGTAGCCAATAATTTTTCCCATGCCCAAGGTCAAACCAATGTAGCATCGGGTTATACATCACATGCAGAAGGATCTAATAATTCCGCTATTGGCGTGGCATCACACGTTGAAGGTGCTCAAAATTATGCATTAGGAAATGCATCTCATGCTGAAGGTCAATTTGTTACTTCATCCGGAGGTTATTCTCATGCTGAAGGATATAGTTCTATATCATCTGGATCTCATTCCCATGCTGAAGGAAGTTCTACTAATGCAAAAGGTGATTATTCACATGCTGAAGGTGCAACTACATTAGCTTCTGGACTTGCATCCCATGCTGAAGGTTACTTAACTACAGCCTCAGGTAATTATTCACATGCTGAAGGTCATTTATCTAGAGCAACTGGATTGTATTCTCATGCTGAAGGATCAGGTTCCTTAGCATCAGGTAATGCTTCATTAGCTTTAGGAACTAAAAGCACAGCATCCGGTAATTTTTCACTTGCTGGGGGGTTTCAAAGTGTAGCTAGTGGATTATATTCATTATCATTTGGCCTTACAAATACAGCAACAGGACAATCATCTGTTGCATTTGGATATAATGCTCATACCTCCGCTAATAATTCTTTTGCTTTTGGAAAAGATGTATCTAGCTCAGCTGATTATAGTATAGCAGCAGGTGATAATTCAAAAACTTTAGGTACTATTTCATTTGCCTTTGGAAATAATGTTCATTCATCTGGTTCTAATATAGGACAATTTGTAGTAGGAAGAAATAATACTCAAGGAGATACTACTTCTTTATTTATAGTAGGAAGCGGAGAAACAACAGGGGCTCGTAGAGATGCCTTTAGAGTAAGAATATCAGGTTCTATTGTTTTACCAACTACACAATCCGCTGCTCCAACATGGACTGGTACTGATGGAGAAATAGTTCCTGCTACAGTAGGAGGTGTTTATAGACTCTATATGTGGATGGGCGGTGCGTGGAGATCAAGTTCCTTTGCCTAATTAAACGACTTTTAATACATTTGTATATATTTATCAACAAAACCTAATAAATTTTTAAATTATGTCAATCGTTTCAGAAAAAAAGTTCTTAACAGAAGAAGAAAAAAACACATTGAAAGAAATTCAAACAAACACTCAAGCACTTATTGTTGAGTTGGGTGAAATTGAATTAATCAAAATCCAATTGGAAGAGCGTCACGCTAACGCTAAAAAATTCTTAACCGAACTAGGTGAAAAAGAAAAAGAATTCACTCAATCGGTATTTGACAAATATGGTAAATCCAGTATCAACCCTGAGACTGGTGAAATTACTCCAGTAGAGTAATTTGATCCCAAAATACACCATATTTATAATAAAATAATTTATAATGGCAGAAACAATTGTCTCACCTGGTGTATTAGCAATAGAGAACGATCAATCATTTGTAACTCAACAACCTGTACAAGCAGGTGCTGCTATCATTGGACCAACCGTTAAAGGTAAAGTAGGTATCCCTACTTTAGTAACATCCTATACAGATTATTTAAATAAGTTTGGTGCTACTTTTCTTAGTGGAAGTAGCACTTATACTTTTTTAACATCAATTACAGCATATAATTACTTTGCTGGTGGTGGAAATACTTTATTAGTTACTCGTGTAGTAAGTGGAAGTACAACAACAGATTGGACTCCTGCTACTTCATCATTTATTTCTGCATCTGCACAACCCGCAGGTGCACCATATAATACCAATGTTTTTGTTTTAGAAACATTATCTGAAGGTATTATTATGAATAGTGTTGGCCCTACAGGCTCAAATGATACATTACTTTCTGGTTCCTCAGAAAATTACAGATGGCAAATTGTTTCTCCTGATACAAATAGTGGAACTTTTACATTAGTACTACGTCAAGGAAATGATTCAAGTGTTCAACAATCTATTCTAGAAACTTGGGGTCCTCTTTCACTTGATCCATTTGCTTCAAACTATATTGAAAAAGTAATTGGAAACCAAGTAGAAACTATTCAACAAGACAATGGAGAATATTATCTTCAAATGTCTGGAAGTTACCCAAATCAATCTTCTTATATTCGTGTTAAACAAGTAAACCAAACTACTCCAAACTATTTTGATAATGTTGGAAATCCTAAACCTCAATATACAGGATCTATCCCAGTAACTCAAAGTGGTGTATTTGGTGATGGAAAAGGAAATATTATCCCAACTGGTACTCCAGGTGCATATTATGAAAATATTTCTAATACTAATATCCAAGGTTTAACAGCTAACGCATACACTGAATCTATTTCTTTATTAGCAAATAAAGATGCCTATAACTACAACTTATTAGTAACCCCAGGTTTAATAGCTGACCCAACAAATTTCCCTTTACATAACAGTGTAGTAAATCAAATGATTACTTTAGCTCAACAAAGAGGAGATTTTATGGTAGTAACCGATGTAGTAGGATACGGATCTAATATCAACCCAGTAGTTACTAGTGCACAAACAAAAGATACTTCATATGCTGCTGCTTATTGGCCTTGGTTATATACAGTAGATCCAAATACTTCTAATTTAGTTTGGGTTCCTACAGCAACCATGATTCCAAGAGTATACGCACAAAATGATGCTATTGCTTATCCTTGGTTTGCACCTGCAGGCATTAACCGTGGTATAATGACATCTGTTGTTAAGACAGAACGTGTATTAACCCAAGGAAATAGAGATTTACTTTATAAAAACAATGTAAACCCAATTGCAAATGTTGCTACTGCTAACGGGTCTGCAATAACAGTATTTGGACAAAAAACGCTCCAAAAAAGAACTACTGCTTTAGATCGAGTTAATGTACGTCGTTTATTAATTGAACTTAAAAACTATATTTCTCAAGTAGCAGATACATTTGTATTTGAACAAAATAACGAAATCACACGAAATAACTTTTTATCTTTAGTTAATCCTTATTTATCTTTAGTTCAACAACAACAAGGCTTAACTTCATTTAGAGTTATAATGGATGAAACAAATAATCCTCCTAGTGTTGTAGATCAAAACCAATTAATTGGTCAAATTTATTTACAACCAACAAGAACAGCTGAATTTATTATACTTGATTTCAATATATTACCTACTGGTGCAACATTTCCTTCTTAATAGCATATTTTAAGGAAATTTTAGATATTTATAATAAAAAAATACAATGGCAAATTTTACAGTTTCCCCTGGAGTAGCAATTAGCGAAATAGATAATACTTATTTGACTGGACAACCTGTTCAAGCTGGTGCCGCTATTATAGGCCCAACAGTTAAAGGTCCAATTGAAACTCCTACCTTAGTAACCTCATATTCAGATTTTGTAACAAAATTTGGAGATACTTTTATTAGTGGTGGCCAATCTTATTCTTATTTAACTTCAATTGCTGCTTATAATTACTTTAATTACGGAGGAACTTCATTACTAGTTGCTCGTGTAGTAACTGAATCAGCTAACTGGTCTTCAGCTCAAAGTACTACAATTTCTAATTACTTAAATGCAACTTCTGCTTCATTTGTTTTAGAAACAATTTCTGAAGGTACAACTATGAATAATTCAGGCTCAAATATGCTTGGAGCTTCTGGATCTTTAACCTCAGGATCATTTGATAATATTCGTTGGGAGATTACAAATTCAAATACTGGATCAGGTA